AGTTTGTATCCTATTTTAAAATTTCAAGCTAGCAACAGTTTGAAACTTCAATCAATTGCAGAAGAACTAATTAAAAAGGGAGAATAGTTATGCCAGTATACATTGGGGATGAATTGTATTTGACCAGCCCAGAGGCCCAACTTGTAATGGGTGTTAAAGCTGGATTAATTGCTCACTATTTCTATCGAAATGAATTCCGTGGGGTGATTGATCTCAGCAATCAAAAGCCATTGATGGATGCAATCAGGGCGGTTGGTATTGAAATAGATCCTGTTGAACTGGAAAAGTTTAACAAGAAGAGTAAGTCTCATTTCCTTGTGCCAATGTCTTCCGTATTAGATAAGATGATGCGAAGAGAAACTAGAAAGATTACAGCAAAAGAAAAGAAGCTTGCTTCCACTTTAAAGAAGCAAGAGAAAGCTAAAGAGCGTGAATTGGTTGACGAAAAGATTAGGGCAGCAGTACTGGAACAAATTAACAATAGAAGAGAAATGGAAGGTGTATCTAATGGCAATTAAAGTAGGCGATCAAACATATGTAACTGCAAGAGAAGCAGCAAAAATAATTGGGGTCAACAGGGTTCGCATTGGATATTTTCTTATGCGAAACAAGCTGGAAGGGGTGATCGACTTGGATGATTCATCAATCATTGCCGAACATATTGATCAGCATGAAAACCCGCTTGAAAACAAAAACAACAAAACCTTTTTGATTCCATTGGAATCAGCAATTAAAAAACGATCTGAATTAAAGGGGAAAATAAATGGATAGATATTTGCTTAATGAATTTTTCTCCCGCTGTACTGAACACATTGTTGAACGAGCTAATCAATACGATGCTCCAGAGCTTAATCTGAAGCGTATTGCAGACAGTTGGACTAACTTCTTAAAGCGCGAAGTTACCGCCTATGAAGTAGCAGTAATGATGGCCATGCTTAAACTTTGCAGACTTTCTCAGGGGTATCATCAGGATTCTCTTGAGGATGCTGCTGCTTACATTGCCCTGGCTGAACTTCTTAAGGGTACTGAGTTGGAAGAAGCAGAAGGAAATCCTTAGTTCACGCAAATGCGTTTCCCTTAACTAAGAACATTCTTTAGTTCATGTTGCTGAATGTTTTGCCGTGATTCATTTTCGTTGCCCAACTTGGAGAAACAGGGTCTTAAGGTTTTTTATAAGTCGTTTAACATCGTTTACATCAAACACTTCTGACCTAATCTTTTTACCATGACTGTGTACATAAGCTAACATGAATGTTTCCCATGATCGTTGACATGGTGTTGAATAGATTAGCTTTGCTGTTGGTGCTGACATCAGGTGTTCAGAAAAGCGAGAGTCTAACCTGGATGTGAAACCAGCTTTGACCCGCCCATCAGAGAACTCTGGAACTAATAGTATCAGGTAGAAGAAGCCATCATCTGACATCTTATCGTTAACCGATTGATCATCTTTGTTTACCGCAGTTCTTCCGCGCATTAATTCACGAAACAAGCTGTATTGTGTACTATCCATGACAGAACAAAAGTGACCTTTATCCGCTTTCATGCGGGTCAATGGTTTCATTTTCTTTTGCTTGATAAATGTTTCGATGTTTCTGCGAATTGTTGTATATGCTAAGTCAAGGTCAGCAGCAATGTCTGTGAAAGACCAAAAGTTTTTGTCATCCATTGTATATACCTTGAGCCAAAAAGAAAGAGGGTCTTAACAAACCCTCTTAGGCTAACAGTATACATGATTTGATGGCTTATTTGCTAGTGGAATCATCCCCATTGGTTAGTGTCATCCCGTAATTGTTTATTACATCTGGTATTATCAAGCCTTCTTTTTTTATTAATTCATTATTCTTAAATGGCTTATAATTGACTTGATGATGCCACCTGTTAAATTTCCAAACCAACTTTGAAACATCTGGATGCATATCCACAAGCATTTGACTTTTAGGTAATGTTCCTTCGTTTTTATAAAAAACCTCGGTGTTACCTCCGCTCATTCTTTGAGTTGTAACTTTTCCACACAAGAAAGCATTAAATTGGATAGTACACCATTTGTCTTTTAATGTTCTTAAAGACAAGTCTGTATCTTCATTGTATCTTCCTCTCCATTTGTATGGAATGTCATTTCTGATAAACAAACAACTGTAAATTCTTGTGTTTAAAACATATGGAGGAACAGAATCCGTATTCTTGCAAAAAGAATAATAATTAGGCCCAGCTATAGATATGTTTTCATATCTTAAAACAAAATCCTCCATACATTTAAATATAGTTCCTGTTGTAACCTCCGCTTTTATGTTTCTGTTAAGTCTGTGAAACGCATCAAGATTATCATCCATAACCCAATGCCATTTAAATCCAGATAAAATTGAATGATCCCAAGCAAAATTTCTAGCAGGGCCAGGGCCTTTACTTTTTGAATATCCTAAATCATCAAAAGTGTCGTATTCGTCTTGATATTTTCTTGGCAGTAACAGTATTTTTTTTGGATCAATTACTTTAGAATATTTATCAAATTCTTGCTCTTCAATAATTATTCTATAAGGAATGTTTATAGATTATAATGCTTTAGATGTAAGTCTGCTTTCCCATCTCCCTTTAGAAACAATGTATATTGGAAAACAAGGGTTCATTCTTCACCCCATTTGAAATTTAATTGGCCCCTGTGTGGTTTAAATGGATGCCATGAGCTTTTTGTTTTATTGGTAAGCTTTTGACCTATAAGCTTTGCAAAATCTTGTAAGTCTTTTTCATTGTCAAAACGAAAGACAATTTTTGCGTATGGTTCTTGTTTATTTTGAATAAATTCTGGCATATCTTTCCACTCGTCTCTCCAATTAGTTGCTTCATTTTTTTTGTTTTCTTCAAAAAGATTGTCTCCCATATTTTATCCCCTTCTTTTAAAAAAAACAGGGTCTAACTCGAAATCTATTAATACTTTCATGATTTATCCTTGTTATATTGTTTAATTCTTTCACGATCCCACTCGAAATCAGCGCGATGATCAGCCTTAAGCCTTTCATTGATTCTAGCTGCTCTTTTCAGCGATAGTTTGGTATTAGCTAAAGTTGTTCGCAAAGAATTTAGTTTTGCTTTAACTTCTTTCAGTTCATCCTTAAGCCTTTTAAGTTCCGCAGCACCCCTTGCACTAAGGTTTAACCCTTTTGTATAGCAAAGGTTACACAGGTCTTTAAAGCCATATATCTTAATGATTTTTTTAGCGCATTTCGCGCATTCAATAGGTCTTTTCATATTGCTTCCTCAATATAATTTTTCACCCTACAGATTTGGGCCTATAGGGTGAAGAAAAAAGGGGTCTACTTGTTTAGATCGTGATGACCCCAGCCCATTTCATCAGAATAAACTTTATGATGAATTTTCATCATGTCTTGGGGTGTAGCATTGCATCCCCACAGAATTGATTTTCGTGCCTCTTCAGTACATCGTTCATCAGCTAAAATTGCTGCAATGTACCTGAGAATATAAGCTTCCGAAGCTTTTAATGCGATGGTGACAATACGGTTTGGATCGTAATCAGGATGGCCCTTTTCAACGATTTTAGAAGCAGAAACGGTTTCAGTAGACATGGTTAATTCCCTTTCAAAAGAATTAAAACTTTTTGCTTCCCTAAAAGTTAGGGTTTAGCTTGAAGAAAAACAGGGTCTAACTATAAATCAAAGTTATCGGAGTTCCATTTATACGGGATGATCTTCCAAAGGTCTAGCCCAGCAGCATCATTAGGATTTGGGTGTTCTTTTGGGCAGAATTGCCAGGATGTAATGATCACGCCACTAACAGAAATGTCATGGTCTTCCATCATTGACATCATTATTATTTCTGGGCCTAGGCCTTCATAATCTTCATTAGATCGATCTTCTTCATCAATCTGCAATAACAGGTATCCTTCCACATCTTCTACGCAAATTGAATGCGAAGGCAATGGGCCTCTAGCTAGTGCATTTGGATAATCGCCAGGATCTTCCCATACTGATGTGATTACTTCCAGCGCATTCTTTATGATCTTCATTTGACTAACCTTCCGTTGTAAATAAGGGTCTAATGTATTCGTAAACAACTATTTGCTGCGCGCCATCTTCTATGACTTCAAATCCAGGAAACAAATCGTCAACATAAAACATTTTGGTTATCTTTTTAAGCATTTGCGCGTATCTAGAATCTGGATAACAGCAATCATATTCTGCATCTAAAGATTCTTCTGGTTCTTTAACCCACTTTTGTGCAATTAAAATAAACAAGTTTTTGTAATTGTTTTTCTTTAAATCTAACTTTGCTTTTACTATTTCATTGGCAACAAAGCTGGGGCACTTGTTTTCAAAAAGACTTGAAAAGAATTCATAATCGTTCTTTTTAAAATCATTTTTGATGACACATATGTGCGCAGAAGCTATAAGATAAATCTTATTCATTTTGCTTTTTAATATAAACATTATTTGCCCCCTGTTACTATTACATTGGTTAATTCGTTATCATTAGACGCATTAAAAACCGATTCCCAATCAATCGAAGATTGATCCGCGCTTGATATTTCCATATCTTGCAAAGCTTCTTTTGGAAGCCTGTCTTTGCCCCAATAATGGGCCTTAACGAGCGCATCTCTTAAGACCATGCGCTCACCTTCCGAAAGTCTAGACCAACAAAGTTTGTTGGTTCCAAACTTACAAGCTTTAACAACTCGCCTGGCAATATCCAAATTTCTGATATACATTTCTAAACCCCTTTCATTGTGGTTGTAATATGTATTCGCTATCAATCTAAAACAATTTCAAGAAATCCATAAAATTTTATGATAATTTTTTGGCGCGGTATTTTTGCCACCTAGTTCATTGGAAAACAGGGTCTACCTATTTTTCTAGCAATTATACCTCTAGTTAAAATCCTCTCATGTTCAATTGCTTCCACATCTGTAAGGATGTAGGCAACTTTGGTTCCAGCGTCTTTGATGTAGTATGGTGAATCAGGCGCAACCCTATGAAGTTCGTAATCAGCATCAAAAGATTGCCGATCATAATAAATAAAGCTTTCTGATATGGTTGCGAACCCTTCCAAGGTTGCGAATAATCCTCCAGTCCTGATTAGACCAACCCTTTGACCTAAATATGGGTCTAAACTAGGTGTGTTTCTCGTTTCAATTGTCTTTTTGCCTGACAGGATTTCGCCAATGAAATCCTGATGCTTACAATTAATATTTATGCCCATCATAATCCACATCCTTTCATTAAAAAACAGGGTCTACATGGTTTGAAAACAGGGTCTATAACCTCCCACACATTACACGAAGATACAAATCCTGATTAGCCAAGTGCGTTTCTAGTACGCACTTAATCCATCCTCGCCTTAGTTCTTTGCTAGCTGATTTCACCCGATTGTTCCAAAGCTTCCTGACGATGGATAGATTAGATAACATACAATGAAGTGAACCAACCTTAAGCTTAATAACTCGCTCGTTATCGTGTTCCATTAACTCAATTGGTTTACTCTCAGTTATTCGTAACATGATTCAAATCCTTTCCAAAAAAATGATAAAATTCCGTTGCAAAAATTTTTGGGCAGGGCGATTTGCCCCCCTGCCCATTACAAAACAGGGTTGCCCTATTAATCATCCATTTCAGTTCTAATCAAATCATAGTAATCAGGAAGGTTGCGAAGAAATTCTCCCCAATCTTCACCATATGCGGGATGATCCATAAATTGAATTGTTTCAACCATCTCATCAATTTCTTTATCAGAAGGGAAACAATTACTCCCAAAGCTTCCAGAAACATAACAGCGGATTGCATTAGCATCAGAAATATATGTAGGACGCATCATAAATAAACCCTTTCAAAAAAAATGATAAAATTTTAAACACACAATCTCCAGGCGAACACACCAAAAAATTTTTACGCTATAGGATTTGATCCCTATAGCGTTAAGAAACAGGGTTGGCCCTATTTGGAAGCCTCTAGGGCGTTTTTTTCGCTAAAATCTTTCCAAAGCTTCTCTACTATCAATCCATACTTATTTTCTCCAAAAACGAGGTTAAATGCATCCTCGGTTGATAGTCCAAACGAATCCTTTAAGCCTTGCACAACCACTAGCATAATTTGATACTTGCTTGCTTCCGGTTGGTTAAGCATGATTGACCCAGCGAGATCCTTGGAAAACAATTTTTCGAGATCCTTAATTAACTTATCCATTGTAAACATCCTTTAAAAAAAATGATAAAAATCGGGACGCACAAAAAAACAAGGCGCGTTGAATTTTTTTTGCCTGGTTCTCCAGGCACAGCGCGCAAAAATTTTTTTACCTAGGGATTTTACCCCCTAGGTAATTGAAAATAATGGTTAATAGGTTAGCTAACATATCGAATCTTACCGATTTTTTCCCTCCTGTTTAGATCGTATGACACAACGATTTTTTGACAATCACAATGTTTACAATCGTATGATGAAGTTCCTACACCATTATTCTCGTTACATTGTCGATAACTCCATTTGTGTTTTTTTTTCGTGCAAGATGGTACAATAATCATTTTAAATACTCCAAAAAATAGGTAATGAAACAAGGTAATGAAACAAGGTAATGAAACAAGGTAATGAAACAAGCTGGACGCAATTAAAACAGGATTTATAAACAGGGTTTATAGAATCCTATCGAATTTCTTATTAGCTAATGCCAGGAGCTGATTAATGGTAATCGTCTTAACATCGAATTCGTTGCAATCATCGTCTAATGAGGTAATGGTAATGCCATTGCTATCTAATTTAAATGTAAGGTTATTTAAGCCATCGATATTGCCATTGAACCACTCTATTTCAATAACTTGATTAGGTTTAATAGCTAAGTTTATTACTTCATTAGATACCATTGTTAAGACTCCAGATAAGGTATACCGATTCTAAACACTAAAAATAAGTGTTTTCTATTGCCTTAATCCCTGTTATCTAAATAGATAACAAGGTTATAAGGTAAACTTTTTAAGCTTTAAAATTTAGGGGTATACCCTATTGAAAACCAGGGAAAAAACTAGCCGGAAGCAATTAAACTTTATTTAACTTATTCAATTGCTTTAATTTAATAAATTGTTTTTTTGCGTATATTGTGGCGCTTAATTCGTTGTCAAATTGCGGTATGCAATGGCCCCTGACATTACCAAAATTATCGTAATGTATGGTAATATCTAATCCTAAATTACATAATAAATCTAATGATAATTCCCGGTTGTTTTTAAAGAAAAAAACATAAAATTCATTACCTATTTTATTAACACTGATTAAAAAAATTTTGCTTTTAATTACTGACATTTTACACACTCCAAATAAGGTTAAGGTTTATAAGCT